AATCCGTTTGGACAATAGTTTATGATAATGTGGACATGAAACCAAATAGAAGAGCAAAAGAAACCGTTTCAGACACAGGGTATTTCTACTTCAACGACACATCAGATAATAAAATATATGTTTGGGAATATAACATAAAACCAGCAGCTAAAGGTTCCCCTGAAAGTAAAACAAAAGTAAATTTAATTTATTCTGAAGTTAAAGATTTGACATTTACAAAAATAATTAATAATTTTTCAATATGGAATTCTGAAAATAATAAGTTACCGGTTTTTGAAATGACGAGTAAAGGTATTTTTCCGATACAGGAAACATTGTTACCTATCTTTAAAAGAAAACTGATTACATATATTAATCAGAAAAAAATATCAGAAAATTTTAAAAAAGAAACGATTTAAATGGAACAAGTTAATCACCCCAACCATTACGGTGGTGAAGAAAATCCATACGAAGCAATCAAAGTTATAGATGCTTGGGATTTGGGTTTTAGTTTAGGAAACACCGTAAAATATATCTCAAGAGCGGGTAAGAAAAATAAAGATAAAGAACTTGAAGATCTTAATAAGGCTCTTTGGTATTTACAATATCATATTAAAAAATTAGAAAAAAAATGAAAATAATAGTAACAGGAGGAGCTGGATTTATAGGTTCCGCATTTATAAATTACCTATTAGATAACTTTGAATGTGATGTTCTTTGTGTTGATAAATTGACATATGCTGGTCGTAGAATAAATATTAAACACAATGTTTCTTTTTTACAAAAAGACATTTGTGATGTTACAAGTGAAGATCTTGGTGATTTTGATTACATTGTTCACTTTGCTGCTGAATCACATGTCGACAACTCAATCACAAATGGGTTACCGTTTGTTAAAACAAATGTTGAAGGAACCTTTAATTTACTTGAGATATCGAGAAAGAATAAAAACCTTAAGAAGTTTATACATATATCAACCGATGAGGTATATGGTGACATGGACGAACATATTGAAATTAACTATACTGCGTTAGAAACTGACCATTTAAAACCAAGTTCATATTATTCGGCAACTAAAACCGCATCAGATATGTTGGTTTTAGCTGCAAATAGGACTTATGGGTTACCATATTTAATTACAAGAACGTGTAATAATTTTGGTGAACACCAGTTTGAGGAGAAATTTTTACCAACAATTGCTAGATCTATTAATAATGGAAACTCAATACCTGTATACGGTGATGGCAAACAAGTAAGGGAGTGGATGTATGTTTATGATAATGTGAAAGTTATCTGTGATCTTTTATTTGATGATGAGGTTGTAAATGACATATATAATATTGGGACAACTTTTAGAGTTACAAATTTAGACATTATTAAAAATATTTCTTATATTTTAAATAAAGAAGTTGAAATTAAACACGTTGAGGATAGATTAGGTCATGATAGGAAGTATGGTCTTAATTGTTTTAAAATGATGGATTATTATCTTAAAAAAGATAGAGAAACGCCAAAGTTTTTAAATTTGTTCGATTACTTAGAAAGACAATATAAAAAATAATATGATAGAAACAGGAAAAATAATAACCGGAGATTGTGTTGAAGTGATGAAAACCTTACCTGAAGGTTGTGTTGATTTAATTGTGACTAGTTGTCCGTATGGTGTTGGTATTGCCTATGACACTCATGATGATGACGTGGAGTTTCAAGACTACTTGGTCTTTGCAAGGAATTGGTTAACTGAAGCCTATAATGTACTAAAAGATGATGGTAGAATTGCGTTAAACATACCATACGAAATTAACAGACAAAAGAAAGGAGGAAGAATCTTTTTTGTTTCTGAGATGTATCAAATAATGAAAGAGATAGGGTTTGGGTTCTTTGGTATTGTTGACCTTGAAGAACAATCACCTCATCGTAGTAAAACAACTGCGTGGGGTTCTTGGATGAGTCCATCAAGTCCGTATATTTATAATCCAAAGGAGTGTGTAATATTAGCATACAAAAAACACCACATTAAAAAGGTTAAAGGAGAACCTCAGTGGAAAGGGACACCTACTGACATTGAACAGGAAGATGGGTCATTAAAGAAAAAAATTGTATATGAGGAGAAGGATAAGAAAGAGTTTATGGAACTTGTGTTTGGTCAGTGGAATTACTTTGCAGATACTAAATCACTCACCAAGGCGACTTTCTCAATGGACATACCGACCAAGGCTATTAAGATACTATCCTACAAGAACGATGTGATTTTGGATCCGTTCGCTGGTAGCGGAACTACTTTAGTCGCCGCGGAAATTTTGGGTCGTAGATGGTTGGGTATTGAGTTATCACCAAATTATGTGGAAATTGCCAAAACAAGAGTTGAATATTTTAAAACATTAAGTCAAATACAAGAAATCCCATTTTCATAAACGGGGTTTTTTATTTTATATAGTATTTATTTAGTATGAAAAGACTAATTAAAGAATCGGGTATTAGAGACATCAAAAATTTATCAAAAAGATACCCTAAAGCAAAAATTTATTTTCATCAAGATTTAGATGGTGTAACAACCGCCATCGCAATGAAAGAATATTTAGAGTCAAATAACATAAATGTTGTGGACGCTGAAATTATTCAATACGGAGATAAAGAGTTTGCAATTCGCAAACCCGAGTTAGAAGACGAAGCACGAGGTGAGATTATGCCGGTGTTAGTTGATTTTGCACATGGTAAACCAATGTTTGTTATTCATACAGACCACCACGACACTCAAGCTGGTGTTGAAGGTGACACTGCAACTAGCTTTAAAAGTGCAAGATCTAATGTAGAGACAATCTCTCAAAGTGTTTCACCTAAAGAAATATTTCCTAATGAAGATATAACATTAATTTCTACCGTAGACTCTGCAAATTTTGCTCAATATAATATTTCTGTTGATGATGTTATAAATTATCTATTTAAGATAGATAAAAACTCTGACGTTAAAAGAAATAAAATGTTAATGGGATTAGTTGCAAACAAATTACTATTAGCATTTAAAAACAAACCAGGATTTTTAGAGGAATTAGTTTTAGATTGTAAACCTTCTTTACTTAACATACTACTTAAGATAAAATCTATAATGAAAAGAGAAGGTTTTAATGATGAAGAAAAACTAACACAAAACCAACAAAAGTATGTTCAAACTATGAATGTTAGTCCTAACGTAAATGTTAACGGAAACATATTAGTACAATATGGTGGAGGTTATATGACACCACAAGGATCTTACGATAGATACACACCTTTTAAGAATAATCCTGACGCTGACTTTTTAATTATTGCTTGGCCAATGGGATTAGTTCAGGCTTCTTGTAACCCATATAAAAAAGAAAGAGCACTTAAAGGTGTTGATTTAGGTCAAATAAAAAATGAAGTTTTAGATGAAATGAATCCAGAACTTGAAAGTATTATAGTTCCATTATCAACATTGAAAGTTGTTTCAGAACAGAAGGCAACCTTCAATTCAGTAGGATTTACATTCAAAGACTTTATGGCAATATACGGTAAAAGCCCTTCCTTAAAAGTTTTTGGTAGAAAAGAAACGTTGTTCCCAATTATAGAAAATATAATGGATAGACCTTACAAAAAGTTAAGTGTAAAACAAATTGCATTATTGGACAAAGTTGTATTAAATGGTAGAGACATCATAAATGCTAATTCAGGTGGACATAAATGTATTACTAATATTTCAGGTATTAATTCTTTATATAGAAAAAAAGATGGGAATGGACAAAAAAGTTATGTTGATCTAACAAAAGAAATACAACAGAAGTTTTACGAAATTTTACAAACAAAGATTAATAGTGAAAAGTAATCCTATTACCCTCAACAATATTATATTCTTCACAATGTCCTGCTGGTATTTCTAATATCATATCACCATACCCCTCAAATCTTTCACACTCTTCTTTTTTACAAGGAAGACAGTTGTGGTGTATTTCCGTCACTTGATTATTTTTTATGAATATAATATCTAAAGGGATTATACAATTTTTCATCCAAAAACTGTGATCACCATCTTCCATAATAAATAACATACCATCAAAAGAATTATTGAATTTTTTATTCATCATTCCATTTGAGATATCTTTTTGTGTTATAACAGGTTTAACTGTGTATTTGTTATTATTTATGATTATATCCATATTTATAAATATAATAACATGGCAGAATTTAACAGATATTCAGGAGTGGTGGTAAAAAACAAAGATAAAGTTTTACTTTGTAAAAGGTCTCCAAATAAAACTTTACCAAATGAATGGTCCATACCATCCGGTAAAGTTGAAGGAAATGAAACCCCAAAAGATGCTGCTATAAGAGAGTTTTATGAAGAAACTAATATTAAATTAAAAGGTAATTTAAATATTGTTGACATTCTTAATATGTACAAAAGAGACGGAGAAACTAAAAAAGGTCTTATGTATGTATATCAATATAATACAAATAAAGAAATTAATCCGGATCTAAAAAAAGCTAAGGATGGGTTTGAACATACCAAATGTGGATATTTTACAAAAACAAATAACCCATTAAATGAAAAAAACAAAGATTTTAAGAAAATAATTATGAATATCTTTAATACAGATTGATTTTTGTTAAATTATTGTATATTTATTTAACACAAAAAACATTACCCCTTTCAAATTAGTAATGGTTTATCAAAATTAAATCCACAAAATTGTAAAATTTCTTTGTGGGTTTTTTTTATCCCATATTTTTTTTTATTTTTGTCTAAATGAAAAATTAATTATAACAAAATTTGTGGTTTTAAAATAAATAATGTATA